TAGTAAGTAAGTAAATCTAGTACAGCTAAGCGTAAATCATCTGGTAAGGTTTCAAAACCTGCAGTATAGGTAATTTTATAACCATTTACTGCTACTGGGAACCCTGCACCTGATAAGCTAATAATTGTATTAGTAGACTTAGATACAGCATAGTCTGTATACTCTACTAAAGAAGTATAAGTATTACCGTAATCTTGTGAATACTCTAAACTACTGACACTAATAACTGGTGACTCTTGTGGTACTAGAATATTACTACCGCCCTCATGAAACTCTGTCTTGGAGTCGTTAACATAATCTACAAACGCTCTACGACATACAGATTTTACAAGCTGCGATACCTTAGGTATTAAGCTATCGATTACAGAATCAGAGTTATTACTGGAAATTCCTGCATAGGCCTTATACTCAGCCCGAGTAACTAGAGATAGTCCCATGTTTATTCCTTTATCTTTTATATACCTAGCACGCTAAGTATATAAAAGATAAGGGCCGAAGCCCTTATCAATTAGATTACGCTGCCCAACGTAGGGTAGAAACACCCTGGCCGAGGTTAGTAGCGATTTGAGTCATACCAGTACGTAGCGATGCAACAAGCACCTTACGCTGAGTTTCGACCAAATCTTGTGTATCCATACGTAGACCACGCTGATTACCAACCAAGAAGTTATTTGTGCTGAAAGCTACAGCACCAATATTTGCAGTACCAGTAATAGCACCGGAAGCTTCTGTAGGGAACTCAGCAGAAACAATAACTGGAGAACCACCAACATTACCAATTTGACCTGTCAAGATAGTGGCTTGAGCACCAACTTTGTCCATAGTCTGGAATGTAGTATCTTCTAGCAAATCGTAGTAAATGTCGGTAGACACTACGAAAGTAACTTCCGAAGGATCCAAACCTAAAGCACCTAAGTCTTTACGTAGTGCACGTAAAGTAGCTACGGTTGCAGGGCCAGTAATTGAGGGAGCTACTACAGATGAAGTATCGTAAGTTGCAAGACCTTTAACTGGATCAGCACCAGTACCAGCACCTAACAAGAATGCTTTGTCCATTGCACGAGCAACACGACGAACCATAGCGTCACGAACGATTGGCATAAGAACCATCAATGCATCTTCTTCTTCTTCGTATGCTAGATATTCGTTGGTTGCCACTTTATAGGCATTCAACGTAATTTCCTTCAACGCGTGAGTTTGAGTAGCACCAGCACTATTAGTAGTACCAAATTGTGCGTTAGTAACCCAAGTTGCTAAACCTGCTTCTGGGTTCACTGGGATAGTCATCACGTTGGTTTGCATTGTGATGTTGCGTAGCAACGGAGCAACCACTAAACGACGACGAACTTCAGCTTCCATAGCCATAGAAACTTCAAGTTCCCACACAGCTGAAGGAACGTGAGCACCGGCTTTTTCTACCAAGCTACGACCAAACTTAGTCTGGTCAATAGACTTACCCATCATACGGGCTAAAATAACTGCTTTCTCTTTGTCTGCGTAGCTAATGCCTTCAGACTTGCTTTCACCGAAGCTCATCTTCGACTTCTGCATAGCGTCAATCTCAGCAGCTTTGTCTTTAAGAGCGGCTTCTAGACCTTCGAGTACTGACTTAGTGCTAGCAGCTTGATCAGCGAAACGCTTCTCAACTTCGGCCATAAGCTTATCTGCACCTGTTTCGCTAGCTGGAGTAACTGCAGCTACAGCGGCTTTGATACGAGCCTGAACTTCGGCTTCAGCAGCGTCAGCAGCAGCTTTAGTAGCAGCAGCGTCAGCGAAAGCTTTAGTAGTTTGCTCTGCAGCAGCCTTAGCAGCATCAGCTACCATTTGTTTGATTTCTTCTGGTGTCATTTTGACTTCCTTATGTTTTGTGCTATTTGCGTCCGTAGAGGATTCTAGCCCTTTAGCTGACTCGCTTTTGGGTGCAAATTGCGATTTGAAACTATTGTAATCATCAGCATTATCAAATGCTTTTGACAAATTGAAAAGAGTATTTTGGTTACAAGGAACTGAAACTACGGAAATTTCCATAAGCTCAACTTTCTTGATAATAAATAACTCTGCTGCAGCATTATATTCCGCATCTACAACTCTAAACCCGATGGAGAAGGCGGTTAGAACACCATCTTTTACCAGGTTAAATACTTCAGCTGCTGCTGAAATTCTTGCTTTAATCCAAAGCCCTTTTGCATCTACCTTATGTTCCACCATGCGACCAATAGGGTCATCATGATCGTGGTAGGCTAATACAACGGGATTGTTTAAATAATTCTTGATTCCGTCTTCCCATACGCTGGCAGAAACTACGTCACCTGCTCTATCTACATCGTTAGTACTTGCGTAACCTTCAATGAAAATAGAATCGACGGCTTCTTCAGCTGAGGGTAGTTCTTTTGTAAAGGCACTATTTAAATATAGTACCTTACTTTTGTCTACTGTTTTTGTCATTATTACCTCTTATGCTGTAGGTGCGGGTTTCTTAGGTGCCCCACCTAAAGAAGGGTTAACTGCAGAGCCCGCAATATTTGCAGGTACACGCAGCTCATCGTGCCCTTCCACTTTAGCGTACCTTAACTCAACTCGCGCTTCGTTAGGGGTAATAATACCACCATTTACTAAGGTAGTATGATAGGACGCTATCTCTTTTAACTCAGGCTGAAGCGAGCTTACGTTTGAAGTAATTGCATCAATGTCATACCCGAAAAATCTTTCCATTGCGCTAACATAACGTCTTACAATAGGTAGTACTGTTTCTAGATAGAACAGACGCAGATTAGGGCTAATGTTAGCATTATTTCCACCATCTAAAAGTAAGCTAGGAACTCCTAAGGCTTTTAGAATCTTAATATCATGGGCCTTAATAGAGAGATCAAAGTCCATCTCTTGAAAGCTAGTATTAAGTAGATTACTCGGCTTCAATCCGCTGTCTAAAATTAAGGGCTTACGTGCCCCATTTTTAGGACTGTATTTGGTTGACCAGTTTAGGATCGTTTTCTCTTTAGCTACTTGGCTAAGAGTATTATCTGTTGTGAGTACTATACCTGGAATAGCACCATTTTCAAAGAAGGTTTCTTGGAAAGCTTGCATCTTATACAGAATCTGTACAGATCTTGCAGCGGCCTGTAGGCGGCTGCTACCTCTATAAATTGAGGTGCTTGAAACATCTTTGATATGAATAATTTCACTAGCTTTGAACTCTGTGATATTATTATATAAGTAACCCTTGATGTACGTCTTATCATCTGGTAATATCTGCACGTTAGCGGCAGGCAGATGATAGATAAAGGCGCCATCGTAATAAATAAATATATTACCTTCTAATACGAAGTCTGTAAATATATTGATTCTGAAATCTTGTGCTGATTGATACGGATTAGGTCTAAAGTTTAAAAGATTGTATAAAGACTTTTGACGCATACCTGAGTTAGCATCAGAGATTTTATCTTTAATATCAAAGTCCAAGCTTGCGCACGCACTAACAATCATATTAGTACCGCGATTAACCGTTTCTAGTTTTTGGAAAGCAAGTAAAAAGCTAGAGGGACTATCCGTTCCTAAGCTGTTACCTTCTTCGCGACTAATAGTTTCTTGAGCTGGATTAAGTTTTTCTCTTACCCAGCTACCCATGTTGTTATACCAAGCCATTTTATTCCTTAGGTGAAGGCACTAAAGAAAGAGCCTACAACTTTAGAACTAGTAGTAACTTTACCTTCGAGTTTGTCCTTTTGTATATCTACCCATCTGCTTTGTTTAGCTTCTGAGTTTAAAGGAGGCGCTTTGCCAAATACTCGATGTAAAGACACGTGATGTTTATTGCAAAGAGTACGAACCTGATTATACAGTTCATCATTATGCTCTTCAATAAACTCGTCCCTTACAGCTAGTATCCCATCGTCTGTGGAAATATTATACCGTTTAGCAGTAGCCCATTTTTCTAATAGTAATGTAATTGAATTAAAATGATGCAATTCTAGCTCTTCCGTGCAGCCGCAGATATAACAATTAGCTAGCTTAACATATGCTGCTTTAGCTCTATCTCTAACCCACTTAACGGGAATCCTATTATTACCGGTGTTTGCTGCCATAATTTTCTTGCATGTTTTTATTATTGCCCCTATTGTACCACTTTAGGAATAGCATGTCAACCTATAAATTTTTTTTGGTATCTGGATTAAAAATTTTATCTTGTTTACTATATTTACTTATAGTATAATAATATCTAAAGGAGAAGTAATGACTTCAGGAATATACCAATTAAATTTTAATGACCAGGCATTTTACGTAGGACAATCTATCAATATTGAGGTACGGTGGAGGCAGCACTTTGATAAGTTTAGGAAAGGTACTGCATCTAAAAAGATGCAGGATGCTTATAATACGTACGGCTTACCAAACGCAGTTATTTTACTAGAGTGCCATAAGGACTATCTAGATATGATGGAGAACTTCTATATTGCGGCTAACCAGTCATATTTAGGCAGTTTAAATACTACAGCACCTGCTTTAGACCCAGACGTTAACTACACTTGGCTACTAAACAATAGAGGCTTACTAACCCATAGTCAGTTTTCTATTATTAAGCAAGCTGTAGATACTAGTGGTGAGAATACAGCTTTAGAGGACGAGCTGTTAGACTT